GAACGAACAGGTCGAAGCCACCCGTTGAACCAGTCGGGTTACCGGCCGTTACGGTCAGGCCAACGCCGGCCGCAGATCCTAGCGGCTGGTTGCCAGTAGCCGCCGGATTACAGTTGGTATTCGCGGTCGTGCCGCCGGCCAGAATATCAACGCCAGTAGCCGTGGTGCCGATCGTCAGGACATTGGTCGTAGCAGCGTTGAACGCCGTGGTCACGAAGCAACGAATGCTCGTGATATAGGCGCCCTGGGGCAGCGCTCCGAACTTCACACCGGACGCGATATTGGCGTCGTTGAAGTTTACCGTCTTTCGGAACGTCTGGATGACCTGCAACGGCAGCGTGCGGGCAGGATAGCTCGGCGGGGTCGTGAGTGCGAACGCCGAGGTTGCGAATACCAATCCAAGGAGCCCGAAGGCGCCAAGGACTCGGTTCTTGAGAGAGAGTTTCATATCTATAGTTCCTGAATGAATGGGGGAAAGAAAGCGCGGCCAGTTACCCAGCCGCGCCATTGCTCTCGTTAGGTATCGTTCGGGGATGCGACGTAAACTGTGAACACGCCCCAGTCCTTCAGATTGCCGGCAAGCGACTTCTTGGCTATCTTCGACACGCCATAAGCCATCTTGATGCCGGCGCCCCGGAAGAACTGATAGTCGTCCTCCTTCAGGAACGTCGGCGTCGGCGCACGACCCCAGGCCCAAGCCATCGCAGACTGTCCGCACAGCCAGCACGGTGCGATCTGCGTTCCACCATTGCCCGCCGTCGTGTAGAAAGTGGGCATACGGATATCCATCTCGGGAATTTCCCGGATGATTACGCCGTTGTAGATCAGATCACCGTCCTGGAAGAGCGGGTTTTTGTCCATCCCCGACCCCTCACGCGCGCGAGCCTGCGTGTTGGACTGAATGATGGTCGTATCGTTCTGCAGATCGCGGAAGGCGTTGCTGCCGGCGAACAGAACGAAATACTCACGACCATTCTTCAACTGGTAGGGACGAATGCGCGGGTTAGCCTTCTTCGCCAGCCGCTTTGCCTTGTTGATCGTAGCCGCCGAAAGCGTCATCGAGGTCGTGATGTTCGCCATCGAGGAGGCAAAGTTGCCGGCCACGAGGTTGCCCTGAGCACCACCCACGAGGACACGATCCGCGTTGTCAGTGATGTAGGTATTGCGCTGGGCAGGCGTGGCAGCATCGAACAAGATACCGTTGACACGCTGGCCAGCCGCAGAACCCAATCCAGCAGGAGCCGCTTCGGACGGCAGGGCATAGAAGCCGTCAATGATCTCGTCGCGATGAAGCTCCTTGCCCCAATCTTCAAGCAGCGGCTTCGCTTCGCCAAACAGATCAACGGAAGACTTCTGCTCTTCCGCGTTGTTGATCTTGATGGCGTTGCGCGCCCAATCGATCCAGGCGCGGTATCCGTAATTATCGATCGACTCTTCATTGCCGACGAGGATGCCGGAGCCAACCGCCTGATTCTTCAGACGGGCCACGAGGGGGATGTTGACCTGCTCGCCGCCCTTCTTGAGGTCGTTGACCACGCGGATAATCGCGGTGATCTCGTTGCCCATGTAGGGGGAGAAAAGGTTCTGACGGATGTATTCGCGCGTAATCTCCTTGCGGTAGACTACAAGCTTGTTGTTAACCTGAACGGTAGTTGCGGCCACGATGTTTGTCCTTCAATGCGGGCTTAGCTAGCCCGGCGATCGTTCCAGACGCCGCCGAAAATTCCTTCGTCCGTGTTGTCGTAGTCGGTCTGCATACCTTGATGCGCAGACGAACCACCCGACACGTCGCCCAGACTCTTAGGCAAGCGGGTGACATTCCGTGGACGGCCATTGTCGGCACCTGCCGCTTCAGACCTGAGATCCGCCAAAATCTGTTTGCGAAACTCGGGGTCTTTCATCAGAGCTTCGCGCGTTTCGTTCGTTACTCGCTCACGATAGGCTACGGGATCTGGTCCGACTTCTCGCAAGGTTGTCTGCTGACGATAGCGCTGCATCAATGCGCGGCCCGGATTGGGTGCATTGAGAATGCTCTGAACCGCAGCTCGCGCTACCGGATCATTTCTATCGATCTGCCGGACAACCTGGTTTGTCACCGGGTTGATTCCAGTTAGCTCCTCGTAAGCTTTGACGAACTCTTCTCCGTTAGCGTCGTGTGCATCGGACATCGATGCCTCAACAAACCGCTGCGTGTAGACGTTGGTGGCCTGTTCGACCGCCTGCTTCTGTGCCTCACCGAGAACCCATTTCTCGTACCCATCAGGGTCCGCGAACATGTCCGGCTTCGTCGCTGCAACGGGCTCGACCTTCGGCTGCTGCTGTGGTGCTGGCTGGGCCGTCCGAGCGAGCATTTCGTCGAAGCGTCGATTGAGCGTAGTAATCTCCGATTGGAGACGTTCACGTTCAGTCTTCGATGCCTCTTCAAGCTCACGTCGCTTGTTGGCCTCTTCCGTCAGTCGAGAACGCGGGACCATATGGCCCTTGTCTTCGACTTCACCCTTTGACTTGGTTTCCGCAGGTTTGAAACGACCCTTATCGTCCGGCTCCGCTTCTTCCTCAGCTACAGCGTCGTCCTCGCCCTCTTCCTCGGTGTCGTCTTCGGCCACCTCGGCTTCATGCTGGCCTTCCAGACCTTCGCCCATCTCTTCCGCAGAACGATCACCTTCATCAGCTTCGTCCGGGTCGGACACATCCATTGCTGATCGAAAGATTTCGGACTCGGTGTTGGCGACTGCCTGACCAAGAAGCTTGTCTTCAAGAGGAGAAATTTCGCGCTCGCTCATTCAATGTCGTCCTTCACTCGCCGCTGTATCGTCGTGGCCACGAAACGCCCGATATCGCTGGGCGAGGCGGAAGGTCCGATAAGAAGGCTGGACCTGATTGGCCTGCCCCATATCGTCGGAGCGGACGTGAGGTCAGGCTAATCAGGGGTGATGAATTGATTTTCGCTGCGGCCTAAAGCTGGCTGGCGAAGGGGTCGTAATCGACGGGGATGAATTTGGCGCGGTTCGCCATTTGATCATGCGCTGCGGCAATAGATGGCGGCAGCGGGGAGTTGTACTTCATACCCTCGTTCGGCGTATTCACAATCTGCCGGGCCACGTCCGTATCTGCGCTCTCCCACGGTGCAATGCCGCGGCGCGAGTTATGGCCCATGTTGGATCGATCAGCCACGTTGCGAGCTTCAACCTCGCCGGCTAGATTTCGATATTCATTATACCGAAGATCGTTCGAGCGCTTCGTTTCTGCCTCGATCAGAGGATCATACCTTGCGGCAATAGCCTCAGCTTGTCTGGGGTTGGCTCGCATCTCACGGCTCATACTGTCGATCAAGGCTTGCCGCTCCGGCGTCCCGCCATCCCCAAACCCGATACGCCCCGTTGTTCCGCCAGGTGCAAATCCCTCTGTCGTCTGGATCCCATGCTGGATTTCGTGAAGGATTGACTCTCGAGCACCCGGCCGTGTCATGTCCAGTGAGATCGATGCATTTATCGGGTCGAACGATGCCTCCGCACCCATCGACGGGTTATGATGGACTTGCACGTTGGCTAACTCTGGATAAGCTTTGTATAATTCTGGATGATCCAGCACGTCGGATAGTCCCATAGGCTTATAGGACTGCTCGCCAAATACCTTGCGGCCCGGCTCTGGCGATTTCCCGGTCAATTGAGCCGGTTGGTCTGGGATCTCGAAACGCCAGTGCCCGTCCGGCCCTTTGAACCATCCGGTGTTGGCCCATACATCACCGGCCTTGGCGCCTTGTGCTATCGCAGCCTCCGCCTGCGCCAGAGTTTCGCGGCTGGCGGTCGTCGCTAGACGGCCGCCAAAGACGCCGGCCGCGCCTCTCTCGGCCATTGGCATACCGCCGGTAGCCAGAGTAAGCGCCGCCTCAACCGGCACGCTCGGATCATAATTTCCGGTGTCTAGCGCATACTGCGAACTCTCGATCGCCCGCTGGGGCAATGTTGCGACGCTATCCATCAGGTGCTTGACGTATCGGCCGCCAACATCGGCAGCCTTATTGCCGCCCGTGGTCCCTGCCGAGAACTGTCCACCATCCCCGATCAAAGGCGCTCCAACATCCGGTAGAGCAAAAGGATCATGATCAACCGGGATAAACTGCGGCATCACGCTACCTGCAGGTATTTCCCGGGGCGGGCTGGATCGGGGACATAATGATTACCATCAGGGGCTAGGCGCGCCCCCTGCAACGGAGGCGGCCCAGCCGCGATGCCCGACAAACCCTTGGCGAACGCTAACGGCAATTGCTGCTGATTGCTCTGCGGGACGACTGTAGGCGCGTTCTGCTGCGGGCCCTGCTGCTGAGGTGCTGCGGGCTGTGCAAGCGGCTGCTGGCCCATCTGAGACTGCTGGGCATCACTCAGAACATCCGCGTAGGTCTGCCCGACCTTTGCAGAATTGAGAATGGCGGTGGAAACGTTCTTCAAGCCTTCGGTATGCGTCTTCTCAACGTCAGCGGCCATCTGCTTGAGGTACAGCGCCTTGCCGGCCTGATCGACGGGATCGGGCGGCTGCTGCATCATGGCCAGGATCTGCTTCTTGGTCGAATGCGGGATGTTCATCAACTGAATGACAACCTGAGGCGGGAACTGCGTGCCCCCCGCCATCGCGGCCTGAACCTGATCCCAGGTATCGGACTGCATATTAACCGCATCCGGGCCTTCATCGAGGATGATATCGACGTTCAAAGCGCCCAAGTAATTGACGAGCTGCGGCCGGCCCCATTCATCCAGATCGAGTCCGTTCAACTGGATGAAGCGCGCCATGTCCTGATCGTCGGTCACGCGGATCCAGCGCTCGCCGGTCCAATAGCGTTGGGCGCAGTTCCACACCGCCTGATATATGCGGAGTTTCCAGCCGCGATAGGCGAGAATGAACGGGCCAAGCTTTGCCGTGCCGGCCTGCTGCATGATGTTAAGCGCACGACCCGACACGTTCTTCGGCAGCTCGCCATTCGGCATCATGGACGGAGCATATTTGCTCAGCTCATCCTTTGCTTCCTGCAGGAATTGGAATTGAGCCGCCAAATCGGCCTGCGTATTATCGGGCGTGATCTCGAGCTTTGGGTTTTTTTCGATATAGCCGTCCGGCCTCGCCCATTCCGCTCGCGCCTTCTCCACATCGTCCACCGCGCCTTTATCCGCGATAAGACGACGGCTGTTAGAAATGAACAGTGCTTTCGACCGACGCTGATTGATCTCGTCTTGAGCGCCCTTCTGGTTCCGCACCAGCCCATAACGGTCGCCATCATGATCTACAGCAGCGCTGAACATGATGAAGCGCGGGATCGTCTTTCCCCGGTCATCGAAGAACGGACTTACACCCTGATCAAGTAGGGTATCGGCAATGTAAAAGCACCAATGCCACTTCGATTTGTGCTTGTACCAATGCTCAACCAGCCGAACGCGCTTTTCGGTCGTGTAGACCCACTTGAACTCGCGGTCGGCATAGGTCGTCAGGTCTGAGCCATTGTTAACTAGGCTACGGATGGTGTCTTCAAGATCCGGGAAAAGCTCAATGCACTCTTCCTCGTCAACCCACTTGGCCATGCCAAGAAATCGGCTGTCGTGGAAGTCGGGGCGATACGAGCGTGGGTCGTAGAAGAAATCGTCGCCGTAAACGATCTCAAGCTTGATATCAGGATCGCCTTTATCGCCCTGGCGAAGCTTGAACCCCATCCCCGAGATGCCATCGATCGACGCATGGCGCGCAACTTCGGACGACTCTGTCTTCCAGTCATTCGAATCGAGGATGTAGCGGATCGTCTGGGTAGCGACCTCGGAGCCCTCGTCGTTCCGGGGATTTCGCGGAAAGGCCTTTGGGTCCTGCCGGTACCGCTCCAGGATGCCAACGGTCCCGTTGATATTCTCGGCAATTCCGTTGTATGTGATAACTGGCTGGCGACGGCGCCGAAGGATGCGGATTTCCTCAGGGCTCCATTGTGCCCCGTGGTACATCTGACGCGCCTGTTGCTGCTCCTGGATCTCAGGCGATTTGGAAGTCAGATACCCCGTGTACTGCTGGCGCAAACGAGTAACCGGAAGATAATTGCCGTCATCATCCCAGCTAGACGGGCTGGCCAGATTGCGAGCCGCCTGCGCTGGATCGTTCTGCGTAAAGCCCTGGGCCTGAGGCAAGGATTAGCCCCCAACGCCCGGAAGGATGTTCATCGGGGCGCCTTGCGGCATGCCCTGCCCCATATTTCCGGCCGATGTAGCAAGCTCAGTGCCTAGGGATGTTCCATACTGCTGGGCAAGCTGATTGTACTGATCAGCGCTGATCTGGCCCGAGCTGAGGAGCGACTTGGCCTTCTGAAGCATCTGACCAATCTGCTGGCCCGTATCAGCTCCCGGGGCCTTGTTACCCTGCCCCTGCGCAAATACGTTTGGCGCACCGTAATTCGTCGGGGGCGGTACCGCTGAATAGTCCATCTTGACCCCTAAACCTGTGCAGCGGCGTCCTCACGGGTCTTTGCGATCAGTTCGCGCAGCTTCCGCTTGTTCTCGCCGTCCATGAAATATCCGAGCCCCCATTTGCAGGAGACTTTGATACCGTACTTGCGAAGCCTTACCCGAAGTTTGCAGATGAACACGTCGATGATCTTGGGGTCTGGATCCTTGTCCCAGGTATTGGGCATGCCCGAATAGATCGCCAGCAATGCGCCTTCCCGGGTCACAACCTCGCGCTTGAGGAGCATCGCCAGCAGCGCCCCCATATTTCGCGTGATTGCGAACTCGGGCGGCATATCGACCTTCATGCCGAGTTCAGATTCGAGCATGTCGATGCGGTCAAGAAGCGCATCACTCGACGGCGGCCGATCAGGCTGGATGGACGGAGATTCGATCGTTTGCATTTGCCCCTCAGTGCTCAAGTCGGCTCGTCAGCCAATTCAGTCCATCGCGACGGATAGACTTGATAGACAGGACCACCCGGCAGGCCGGCGACCCATGCGTTCTCTTCCGTGGACCACCATCCCACCACACGCCCGTTGTTCATCTTGGCGTCAGGGTGCGAGCCGGTGCCATCAGGGCTGTCAGTCCAAGGACACAGCAGCAGAAGCTTCCGATCCTTCGGGGTGGTTTCGTCCATGCCTGCCCAAGTGGTCATCCGTAACTCCTAGCCGTCTTTGCCGTCACATAAATTGTGGAAAGCCACTGCGCCTGCCTTGCCGACCTCTGCATCCAAAGCGCGTCAACCGCGTCATCAATGCTCGTGCCGTCATCCATAACGGCCATTACGTTCTTGTAGCCGTACTCGTGCACCAGAGCGCGCCAGGCTGGGCTGAGGGCGTCGATGTCGTGCATGATGGCTTGGCTGGCGGGAGATGGTGTCACTGCAGAAACCACCTGAATCTAAGGTCGTTATAGACCAGCCGATTGTGATTTCGAGATATCCAGTCAGCGACCCACGGCGCTTCCATAACGTCCATGTCCCCAATGCCGAATATACGCGCGTACAGCTCGATCATGCCCTCGTCTCTGCCATCTTGACCAATACTTCGCTAACCCCCCACTCATGGGCAGCAGCACAGCGCTCGCCGGTCCAAATCTTCTGAACTGTCTGCATGCGCGCCTCGCTAAAGCCAGGACCGCCGAGCGGAGAGACAGAAACAATAAATCCCGTAGCGAATTCTCTGACTTCACCGATCTCTGGCATCATGCCCTCGTCCCCACATGCCAAGCCCGGCAAAACCGGCACTTGTAGACCTGACGCCGCTTGCGCCGACCAGCCGCCTTGCACGCCAGCCCGTAATCATCGAACGGCTTCTTCCCATCGCAGGCTGTCATTCTCGTCCCGTGACCCAGACCGCGAAACGGCTTGGCGAACTTCACGAATGCTTGAAGCCCGTCATACTGTTCGATGTCTCGGACTGTTGGCACGCAAATATGCCCCGCAAGTGCAAATCACATGCAGAGATATTACTTTGTTTGCGGACAGGTTCGAACTGGCTAATTGAAGATGTTGATAAGAAAGAGAAGTAATCTTTCAGGTGCGCTTTGGCACTCGTTTTACATACTCAATAAGCGACAAGCCTTCCCCGCCGGTTCGAAGCCTAAAGCGTCTTATCAAACCCGTCTCGATCATCAAAATCCTCATCCCGCGACGAATACGCGTCTTCATGTTCGTCCGGCTCGTCCTTAGGCAAAGGCCTGCCGTTCGTCATGCGGTCGAGAAGCTGGAAAACTAAGGCGCAAGCGTCGACAAAATCGTCATGCACGCCGGCCGGAAAGGTCAACAACTCGCGGCTGCATGCGGCCCATTCTTCATGCTCGCTCGGAACATTGATGCCGTACTGAGCTGCATAACCCCGGAAAGACTGCGCGCGCGTCGCCTTACCCCCAGTATTCGTCGCGAACGTCTCACGGGCACAATAGGCCTTACGGTTTCGGGCTTCTTTATCAAGAAACGGCCCAACGCCTGATTTGATCTGCCCCGATTCCTCACCCCAGCCGATCGGCTTCCACTTGATGACGAGATCGCACCACGATTCAACCCACTTGTCGGAGGCCGTCTGCTTCCGCCAGATATCGAGCAGCCAAGGACGGCCTTCAGCATCAATGCCAAATACGACATGAACGGTAAAATCTCCTCCATTTTTCGTGGTTGCGTAGTCCGACCCCCCATAGACTTCCAGCGTGCTCCGATCCGGCCGCTGCTTTGCCGTATAAGGTTTGAACCAACTCGCTTGAAAATAGTCACCCGTCTCGGGGGTAGGCTTTTGCTGGTATAGAGAATTCCACGTCCGAGCATTCCGCTTAAACGGTTTGAAGTGATCAGGAGGAAACCACTCCGGCCAAACTCGCTCCCCGATCTGACGACCTAAAATGTCGTCAACGCGATCTGCCTCTGCCGGGATACAGACGACATACCACCTGTTCCCATCACGGCAATCGATCCACCCATTCTCACCGTTGTAGTTCTCCGGCAGTATCCGGCCAGCAACATCGTCATGATGCCAGCGCGTCGTGACCCCGACTTCCCATGCGCCAGGCTTCTTACGGGTTAGCAAATCATCCGAATAGGCATCCCACGTCTTATTGCGAACAACGTCCGAGTCCGCTGCCTCACGTCCCCGAATAAGATCGTCCCAAATAATACCATTGGCGCGGTTTCCAGTCAGACCGGACAGAATGCCGCCGCCCATGAATTCGGAACCGTTCTGTAGTGCCCATTCGTCGGCTGCAGCGCTCTCACCGGATATCGACGTATCGAACACCCGCTGGAACTGCTTTGACCGAACGATTGATCGGCTCTTGCGT